CAGCGGGAACAGTTCAAGCTGTCAAGTGGTCTTCGATACTTGGTCATGTTCTGGTGCAGTCGGCTTGGGATGAGATAAACGGCAGAACTGTTTTCATCGGCTACTGCCACCTTCAGGAAAAGCCAACCCTAAAAGTTGGTGACAGGGTAAAAGAAGGTCAGACAATCGGTAAGGTTGGGAATACTGGGTCTGCATCTAAGGGCGCACACTTACACCTGACCATTGGGCCTAGAGTCACATCAGTAACCTTTGGAGTTGTTTTTGACCCTGAAACCTTCATTGACGAGCGACTAAGTGCCTAGCTGGAAACACCGCCGAAGACTTATCTATTTATCTTTTGCCCTGTCTGCATTCATGATTCTGTTTGGGGCATTGACCTACCGCTCTGATTCCTCAGTCAGCCGAGAACTAATCATTGGCGGAGTGGCTTTGATTTCTATCATCCTCACCGCTTATACTGCTTTTGCTACTTACGAAGATGTAAAAACTAGAAAGGCACATGATGAGGATATTTAGTTTAGAGTTCTGGAGCTACGCAGGCGAGCGAGCAATCAAGACAGTTGCTCAGTCTGCAATCGCTGTTCTAGGCACAGGCTCAATCGGGCTGTTTGCTATTGACTGGGTTTCGCTTGCATCGGTTTCACTCGGCGCAGGGCTTCTGTCAATCCTGACCTCAGTAGCCTTCAAGAAGGACTAACGCTCAGAGGGTAGAGTCGCTGCCCAAATCCCATACTTCTGACCCGACTCAACCGCATACCTAAAGCACTCGGCCTTGACAGGGCAGGTATCGCATAGTTTCTTGGCGATGACTATAGACAGCCTTCGGCGAGTCTCGTCTCGAATTTCCTCGGGATAGAAAAGCTCAGGGAAGTCCTCACATGGCACACCGCCAGCGGCGTGAATAGCCTTTAGCAAGCGGTAGTGCTTCTGGTCGAAATGTCCCATTGCCCTAGCCTAATTTGAAAATGTCGGAGTCAGGGTAGAAACTATGACCATGTTCAAAACACACGCACCTGAGAAGTTCAACAACGCAACCCTACTCGGAGTCTTTGAGGCTGGTTCTGACGAGTGGCACAACGCTCGCAAGGATTCAATCGGAGGCTCAGAGATTTCGACAATTATGGGACTGAACCCCTTCGAGTCTGCTTATGCGCTATGGGCAAAGAAGACAGGCCGCATACCCTCACAGATTGAGGAGAACTGGGCAATCAGATTCGGCAAGGCGTTCGAGTTGCCAATCCTACAGCTCTGGTCAGAGGAGCATCCTGAGTATGAGGTTTTCCTGACTGGCACTTACCAGGACAACCTGATTCCATTCCGCCACGCCAACCCTGATGCGCTAGCTCGACACAAAGAGACTGGGGAGTGGATTGTGATTGAGGTCAAGACAGGCAGACAAACTTGGGAAGAGTTACCAGCAGGTTATTACATGCAATGCCAGCACTACCTAGACATTCTCGGACTCAATAAGGCCGCTTTGGTTGCAGTCGCAGGAATGACTTGGCACGACTACTGGATTGAGCGTGATGACTTTGAAATTGACATTGCCCGACAGAAGGCGATTGACTTTCAGTCCTGTATGTTCGCCGACCAGCGACCTGAGTGGGATGGCTCGGAGTCAACCTACGAAGCTGTTCGTTACCAGCACCCGCTGATTGACGAGACAGAGGTTGAGATTGACTCGCTACACTACCTGTCAAACGCACAGGCAAAGTATGACGAGGCAGCGGAAGAACTGCGCCTAATAAAGTCACAGGTTCTCGATGCAATGGGTCGAGCTAAACACGCCTACATGGAAGTTGACGGACAGAAAGTTCGCATAGCATCGAGACAGGCAAAGGGAGAAGGTCTCCCCTATCTAGTAGTCAAGAAGGGAAAGAAATAATGGCTAGGTTTGACCTAACACAATATGCAACTGTCGCAGAGAGGTTGGCTCAGTTTCACGCTGACTATCCAGACGGCAGAATCACAACCGCATTGGTTGAAAGCAAAGACATGGGCAACGGCAAGACGCAATGGGTTGTCAAAGCTGATGTTTTTCTAACGGCTGGAGACCAAGCTAATTTTCTTCCGAAGGGAACTGGTTTCGCTGCTGAGGTTGACGGCACAGGTGGGGCAAACAATGTCGCAGCACTTCCCAACGCAGAGACCTCTGCAATCGGTAGAGCCTTGATGGTCATCGGCTATGCAATGAATAAGAACAACTCACTTGCAAGCAGGGAAGAAATGGAAAAGGTTGCAAGGATGGATTGGCTCGAAAGAGCTGGTAGTCTTGGCACAATCGAAGAACTGCGAGACCTTTATGCACAAGCTAAAGCAAACAACGCTTCTCAGGAAGTCCTAGAAGGGTTGAAACTTTATGCTCAGCGATTTGAAGAGAGCCAAACTCCAAGAGCTGGAGGAGGCGTATCTGGTGGCAAGGTTTCGAGGACAGGAAAGTGAAGCTCAGTTCTGGAACAGAGAACTCATCGAGCTTCTGTTAGGGGTGTTGAGTGATACAGGAAATCCAGAGGCAACTAGCGGAACTGATAGCGGAGAACTCTAAGGGTTCGACTGCGCTGTTCGAGGCTGAGAAAGCATTAGCTGAAGCCGAGTATGACCTAGACCTAGCCGAGCAGAAGGCTTACATAAAATCAGCGGGGACTGTCCGAGACCGAGAGGCCATCGCTCGACTTGAGTCGGCAGACCTTCGCCTAGCAAGGGATTTGAGAAAGGCCGAACTCAACCGCATACGCCAAAAAATCAAAGCCATCGAAGTCGGTAGCATGGTCCTCGCTACGCAAGCCAAACTGATGTCCCAAGAAAGCCGTCTGTGAAGCGTCAGGATGCGATTAGAAGGGCTGTCGAGGCTCACCCCTACTGCCCACATTGCGGAGCTACAAATGGTCTCCAAACGCATCACAGGGCTAATAGGGGCATGGGTGGCTCGAAGGCTATGGATAGGTTCGACAATTTTCTTAGAATCTGCCCTGAATTAAACTTTGGCATGGAGTCTGACCCTGCGCTGGCTACCGAGGCCAGAGACATGGGCTGGAAGCTAGGCAAGTGGGATGGCTTTGACGCGCCGTATTTTGACAGGGTGCAGATGAAGTGGTATTTATTGACGGAAGATGGTCGCAAGGTAGAAACGGAAGCACCGAACTACCTAATCTAAGAAGGGGCAAGAATGGACATCGAGAAACTAGCTCGCAAGATGCGAGAGCGAGCCTTGAACATCGAAGCAAGGGAAGAAAAGAAAGACCTGTCAGAACGCAAGCGCACTCAAGACCAACTAGACGCAATAAAGAAGCTCTATTTTCATGCAGGTCGTTGGGCAGGCGGAGCAAGAGACAGAACCGCTAAGGCAGCATTTCAGCGGGTGAGTGTAGAGTAAAATTAAAAGAGGGCCAGACCGAAATCTGACCCTCACCGATAACTGGACTATCGGCAGTCTCAATTCTAAGCGATTGCCGAGGAATTGAGGAACATTGAAGATATTAAATTTATACGCTGGAATTGGCGGAAACAGAAAGTCTTGGGGAACACAGCATGAGATAACTGCTGTGGAGTACGACCCTCAAATTGCAGAGGTCTATAAAGACCTGTATCCAAATGATGAAGTAATAATCGCTGATGCTCACCAATTCCTGTTAGAGCATTATCAGGAATTTGACTTTATCTGGAGTTCTCCGCCATGCCAATCGCACTCAAGTTTTCGGCATAACATCGGCGTTCGTTTCAGGGGAGTAAAACCAAAATACCCTGACATGACCCTTTATGAAGAAATTGTGTTTCTTGAGTTCTACGCTAAGGGTCTTTGGGTTGTCGAGAATGTCAATCCCTTCTATGGGGCAATGAGAAACCCCAAGAAAATTGACCGACATCTTTACTGGTCAAACTTTGACATTCCAGATAGAGAAGTCAAGGTCGAGAAATTGCGTGAGGCACAAATACCACAACTTCAAGAATTGCATGGCGTTGATTTATCAAAATACAAATTGGCAAACAAGCGTCAAATTTTGAGAAACTGCGTCTATCACGAGACCGGCAAATACATACTTGAGGCAGCAGAGAGGGCTAGAAGATGAGCATTGAAATTATGAATGCAGTTTGGCGTGAGTCCAAAGCTGACGGCAGAGCAAGACTGGTTCTTCTTGCAATAGCAGACCACCAAGGCGAATTAGGCGCATGGCCTTCGCTTGCAACTTTGGCAAAGATGGTCAACGCATCGGAGCGTTCGGTTCAAAGAGACATCGAATACTTAGTGCAGATTGGTGAGCTTGAGGTTCACTACCAACAAGCACCGACTCGAAATCACTACAAGTCAAATCTTTACTTCGTCAAACTTGCAGGGGTGACAAAAACAGAGACAGGGGTGACAAATACAGCGTCAGGGGTGACAAATACAGAGGGAGGGGTGACACCTGTTGGCGTGCAATCCCTTATAGAACCCTTAAGAGAAACCTTAAGTAATTCTCTTGTGAGTGAGTTGTTTGATAACTTCTGGAAAGAGTATCCGAGGAAGTCTGATAAGAGAGCTGCACTCAAAGCATTTAGGTCGGCACTCAATCGAGCAAACTTTGAGGACATTCTTGCGGGCGTTTTGCGTTACGCGCAAGACCCCAACCTGCCAGAGACCAGATTTATCAAACACCCCGCAACTTGGCTAAATGCCGATGCTTGGGAGAATGGTCCATTACCCGAACTCAGGAAGAAAAGAAAAGAAACTGACTGGGATGCTCTAAAGAGATACGCAGAGGAATCAGATGCTAAAGACTGAATGCGCCGAGCTACTCAGAGAGGTAGCAGCTATTGACAACCGCAAGATGGGTCAGGATGTTCTTGACGCTTGGTTCGCAGTCATTGGGTTTCTGCCTTATGAGGTTGCCCTAAAAGCACTTCACGCCGCTCGCAAAGATGAGAGAGTGACTTGGCTCGAACCGAAGCACATAGTGGCATTCTCAAAAGAAGACCGACTTGCAAGACAGGATGACGACTACCTAAAAGAAATGTCTGAGGCTGTTTTTGAACCTGTCCCCTACTGTGTGCATGGCGAGGTTATTGCTATGTGCTTACCCTGCTGCCGAGCAAAGGCAGAAGAACTTGGCTAAGCTAACCGCATGCAGAAACAATGTCCCCGCTGTGGCATAGTCTGGGAGATACTCTTGACCCGCAAGAACCCCGACACTTGTCAATCTTGCAGGGCAAGGAAACAAACAAAGATAGGTGACTGTTTGATTTGGCAAGGAAACTATGCCGAAGATATGGTCACCCCAATAAGAGAAGATGGCAGTCTCGTTATGAAAGGCGAGAGAACCTGCGGTCACCAAGATTGCGTCAATGAGGCGCATAGAAAGGCAACACAATGAGAGTAAAAGCAACGGTCGAGGTCGCAAGACTTATTCCCTCTTATGGTTTCAAAGGGGTCGAGAAATACAAAGACAAGAAGGGCGAGGAGCGCACCCAATGGGTGACAGTCTGGACTAAGGAACAGGTAAGAGAAGGGGAAACCCTAGAAGTCTCAGGTGACCTGTCAGTCAAGATTGAAAGCTTTACAGGGCGAGACAATGTCCCAAAGCAAGTCGCTGCAATAAACATAAACAACCCGACCATCACCAGAGCGGAGATGCCCTTCTAAACTAGAGGGGTGATTGAACTTCATGTTTACGGCAGACCGACCCCTCAAGGGTCT